CCTGCCAGGCGCGCACGGCGCCCAGGACAATGGCCACGCCGGCTGCCCAGGCTTTGGCAAAGAAGTCAGCCACGGCGCCGGCGCCGGCCTGGACGGCGCCGAACACGCCGGCGATGATTGCGCCCCAAACGGCCAGGGCAGCCTGGACGCCGGCCACGGCGTTGGCCCAGGCATCCTGGAACCACTGCGCCACGGCGCCCACGGCAGCCTGCACGCCGGCGATGATGCCGGCAAACACGGCTGACCAGCCGGCCACCAGCGCCTGGACAACCAGCACGGCGGTATTCCAGGCATCCTGGAACCACTGCGCGGCAGCCTGGACGGCGGCGCCCACGGCGGCAAATGCCTGGTCCACAAAGTCCTTGAACCAGCCAACATTCTGATACGCCAGGATCAGGCCGGCCACAATGGCGGCAATGGCCACCACTACCAGGCCAATGGGGTTTGCTGCCATTACGGCGTTCAGGACTACCTGCACAGCTGCCATGGCGGTGGTGGCTGCTTTCCATGCTTTCAGGGCGCCATTAATGGCCAGGATTGCGCCGGCCACGCCGCCGATGACGCCGCCCAGGACCAGCAGCACGGTGCTGTTCTGCGCTGCCCAGGTGGCCATTCCTCCGGCAGCTGTCGCAGCAGCTGCCATGGCCGGCAGGAACACGGCGCCCAGCTTGGCGCCGGCGTCCTGTATCTTGGCGTTGGCTCGCTCCTGGGCGCCGGCTGCGCTGTCAGCCTCCCTGGCAAACTGGCCGGTGGCGTCGGCTGTCTGCTTTTGCAGCAGCGCCATGGTGGCTGTCAGGGTGGCGTTTTTGTCTGCTTCGCCGGACAGGCCGGCCAGGCCCAGCTCCGCCTTTTTGGCCTGGATTGCTGCGTCGTTGATGCTGACGCCGTAACGCTCGATGGGGTCACGTTCGCCGCGCAGCAGGCTCGACAAAGCATCTACGGCGTCAGACGTGCTGCCGCCAAACATGGCTGCCAGGTCTGCGCCTTTCTCAATCAGCCCGTTGGTGCTGTCGGCCACCTGGTCCATGGGCACGCCCATGTTTTTCAGCTGGGAACCAATGACACTGGCCATTTGCTGGTATGCGCTGCCGGACAGGCCCAGCTTGTCCGCTGCGGTGGCGGCAAAGGCGTTGACGCTGGCTGCATTGCCCTTGAACACGCTGTCAACGGCGCCGGCGTTCTGCTGCGCGATGCTGGCCATATCGCCGGTCTTTTTGGCGAACGCCAGGACAGCTGCGCCGGCGGCAGCTGCCGGCAGCGCAGCCTTGTCTAATCCACGCTCGAACTTGTCCAGCCGGCTGGCTGTCTCGTCTATGCCCTTGTTGGCCTCCTTCGTCTCGGTGACGATGCGGACGGCCAGCACAGCTGTACGGGACATAGTGGCCTGCCTACTTTCTTTCTTCCAGGATGGTCAGCGCGGTGGCTATTGTTTCGGTGTTTTCGTTGGCCCAGGCTGCCGGGGCAATGCCGGTGGCCAGGGCCAGCTCCACGATTAGCCGGCTGCGGCTGCCGGCAGGGTAGGGTCCACCAGTACGTCAGCCTCGGTGGCTTCGGCCGGCGTGACGGTCTTGCCGTCCACGGTCACAACCTTGACCTCAACGGCGTCCTTCATAAACTCGTCCAGGGTCTGCTTGGTGGCGCCGGTGCGCTGCATCGCGTGCCAGGCCAGGAACGTCATGTAAAGCATGGGTGCTTCGTTGAACGCCGGCCAGCTGCGGCGCGGCCGGGTCACGTCCCACTGGATTGCGTCCCTGTTGTCAGTCTGTACGGTGTACTCGGTCAGCTCGTCGGTGCCGGCTGTTTCCAGCAGGACAACGACGCGGGGGGCAGACAGCTGCGCCATTTTCTATGCTCCTGTTACTTGGTCGATGATGCGTTCTATGCCGGCGTGGTAGCGCGCCAGCCAGGTTGGTTCTGTGTTTTGTGCGGCCAGGGACACCCAGGGGTTAGGGGTGTAGTTGCCCTTGTGCCAGTAGTGGACAACGGGGCCATAGGGCGCCCTGGCGTTGCCTACGCGGATAATGGCGGACTTTTGCGTTGCGCCGGCGCGCAGGCTGCCGGCCAGCGTGCCGCTGGCCACCGGGGCGTTGGCCTTGGCTACGGGCAGCACGATGTTGGCCACGTCGCGGTTGACGGCGGCAAGCTCTTTCATATCTGCGCCTGCTTTGCGCAGCGTAGAACGTAACTTGGCGCCGCCAACAACGGCGTACAGTTTGCCGGCTGCCATGGTTACGGTGCCGGCGTGCCAATGGCCGGCGGTCCAACCAGCTTGAACTCAAAATCTGATGTCGGCTTGGATTTGACATCGCCGCCAATCTCGATTGCTTCCACGGTCAGGGTGCCGGTGATCTCCTTGCCCAGCGCGCTGTTGGGCGCGTAGGCGAACGGCATATCCTCGCCCCGGTGGTCGAACAACCATTCGGTCTTGGACGTGGTGGCGCCAAAGTCCTGCAACATGGTGCCGGTGACGGTCCAGGATTCGGTACGGTCGCCGGACACTTCGCCGCCGTCCAGCACGTAAATGGCGTCCCCCACGTCCACCGATGGGACCAGGCGCAGGCTGGTCACCTGTCCGGAAAACACGGTCAGGTCGATGTCTGTGCCGATGGTGAAGCGGCCGGGGCCAACGGTAATCACGTCTGTTGCCATGGTGGTTTAGTCCTCCGTTAGTTGTGCGTCGATGCTGATAAGCAGCGCCGGCATCGCGTCGGCGCCGTGGTTGGGCAGGTTCACCATGACTGGCTGCGCCTCGCCCACAGGGATTGCCTGGCGGACCTTGGCCAGCATGTCCCCTAGGTTGTTCAGGGACGCCACGGCGCCATGGTCCGGCGCCACCAGGTAAACCTCAAAGCGCATGAACGCGGTGTCGGCGTCCAGCACGTCAAAGCTCACCAGGCCGGGGGTCACCCAGGCGCCGGGCAGGTTCAGGTTGCGGGGGTCCACAGCTGCCGGTACGCCGGCGTTGGTCACCATGTTGGCGATGTCCTGCAATGAGTCACCGATGGTCTGCATGGTCATCCAATCCTTGGGCCGGCGTAGCCGTCCAGGCGCAGCAGCCTGCTGATGTCGCTGTCATACCTGGCCACAAAGCTGGTGCCGGCGTCGGTGATGGCCTCGACGCCGTTGGGGCTGTTGCGCCGGCGGTACAGCCTGGCTGCCAGCATCTTGGCGCCCAGCACGGTGTCCGGTGCCGGGTCCAGGATGGGGTTGCCGGCGTCGTCCAGCACGGCGATGCCGTCCACCATGCGCGCCACGGTGGGCAGGCCCAGCCGTCCAACGTAGGCGTTGGTGGCCGTGGTGGCGTCCTCCAATGCCGCGTCTGTGGCTGGCAGGCCCAGCCACAGACGCACGGCTTCGGTGGTTACGGTGTCCACGGCTTAGACGAGTCCGTCGTCAGACACCCAAATGGCGCGGGGGTCGTGGACAATGGCGCCGGCGTAGCCGAACACGCCCAGGTCAACGCCGCCACGCGGGATGTCCTGCGCGGTGACTCGCACCGGTACGCTGCCGGCCTCGTAGTAGGTTGCTGCGCGGCTGTCGGCGCCCAGGATCTGGCCGGCGCCCAGGCCCAGGTTGGCGCTGAACGATACGCCGCCGGCGCGTCCCTTCATGCCGTCCAGCTCCACGCTGCCCTGCTGCTTGAGCCACCAGGGCACCTGGGACTCTGGCAGGTTGATAAATTCCTCCCAGGCGTCCACGCCAAACTGGATGGTGGACAGCCGGGCGCCAATACGGGCTGCTTCCACGTTGAACTGCGTAAGCGCGCCCAGGACGGTGGTCACGCCGATAACCTCCGTTGCTGCGGCCAGGATCTGCTCACCGAACCAGGTTTCGGTTTGCAGCCGGTAGTCTGCCGTGGCGCCTCGGAACACGGATTCGATGAAGTCCGATGCGCCCAGGTCGATGTACTTGCGCGCCACGTCCCAGCCGGCGGCAAAGTCCTGGGCATCGGATTCGGCCGGCACAGTTTTCAGCGGGTTGCTGGGAACGTCAGTTTTGTTGCCGGCGTAGCGGCCAACCTTGGGCCGGTTTGTCAGGTCCCACTTCCAGCCGTAAACCTTTGTGCCGGTCAGCTTGCCGGGGGTGCCGAAAGCATCAATCAGCGGCCGGTCATCGCGGAACGCCTGCCACAGCTCGCCAATGAACGTGGGCCGCATGAATCCTTCGCCGGCGTCATCGGCCGGCACAACGTCGGACAGCGCAGCGGCCAGGGATGCGGTGGGCAGGCCGGCGCGCAGGTGCTCGATGACGATGCGGGACGCTGCGGCCAGGTCCAGGCCACGCGGTCCACCAACCTGGATGGGCGCAGCCTGCGCCTCTGCTGCGGTGGCGTGCTGCGTTGGGACAGTCGCCGGCTGCGCCTGGGGGGTGGCGGCAGCCGGCGGCTGGGTCTGTGCGCCGGCAGCTGCTGCTGCAACGGTGGCGGGGGTGGCGGCGCCGGCCTGGCCTGCCTGGCGCATTTCCTCAACAGTCATTACTTCCTCTTTCTGGTTGGCTGCTACGTCATGCACCAGCGCGTTTTCAAATGCGGGGATGGTTACTAGGGAAACTTCTTTCAGCTGTGATGCATGCACCAGCAGGTTGCCGTCCTCATCAAAGCTGTATTCCTGGACGTGGACACCGACGCTGAACGAGTCTCGTGTGCCGTTGGCTGCTTTGGTCAGTGCGTCGTCACCTTCGGCGCCCTCGGGCACCTTGAACGTGGCGCGGGTTCGCTGGCCGTCGTCGGCAATGTCCTGCAAAAACCCAACGCTGCGTTCAGTGTCGTGCTGTACCAGCATTTTGACTTTGGACAGCGGCGCCGGCGCGGTGATGCTGCCGGCGCCCACAAAAATGGTTGGTCCCAGGGACGTGTGGCCAACGACGCCGTATTCGATGATGTCGCCGCTGACAGTCCTGGTCGATGCGCTGGCCGTCAGCAGGCCGGCTGACAGGTTCAGGTATGCAACTTTCTTGGGGTGGCTCACTTTGGGACCTCCAACGGTCTGCCTAGTTCCATTTGCTGTAGCTGCTCCACGGTGTAGATGCCGGCCTCCTTGGCCACCTTGTAGGCGTCCATACGGGCGGCAAAGTCGCCGCGCAGCAGCTCGGAATAGTCGAACCTGCACCACTGGCCGGCCGGCAGAATGTCGTCCATGCTGAACCTGGCGGCGATAGCTTCCAGGTACGGGGCCAGGGCGTAGTCGATAAGCTCCCTGGTCCGGCTGGGGCTGTTGCTGTACGTGATGCTGGAACCATTCACGCTGGCGTCAACTGCCCAGGCCGGAAAACCTGCTGCCCTGGCAATGTTCAGGGCAGCAACGTTGCGGCCGTCAATCAGCAGCTGCTCCACGGGCTGGCCCATAGTCTTTGCTTCCACAGACTGGTTGGTGAACGATACGCCGCCGTTTTTGGATCGCCTGGCGCTGGCCCAGCGTTCAATCAGGGCGTCTATCTGTTCTTCGGTCAGCGGGTCGCCGCCGGTCTGGTGCAAGTCGATGCTGGGCACAGGGTTGTCACTGGCGCGGCCGGCGGCAATGTCTATTGCCCTGGCTTCGCGCAGGACAGGCTGCGCGTAGTTCAAGAGCCCTTCGTCGATGCCGTCCACACGGATGACATCAAAGGCGTTCACGCTGACACCAAACGCCTTGACCAGCTGGCCGTTGGTGTCAAATTCTGCTTTCCATTCGGGCACCCAGCGCAGCCTGGACGGCCGGCTGTCCTCCCTGTATCGCTCCTCGACGGTGAACCAGGCGCGGCCGTAGAACATTAGCGCCTCGGTCACCCAGGCCATGGTGACGAACCTGGGCCGGCCGGCCTCGGGCTGCATGACAATCTTGGGCTGCTGCGGCAGCAGGTCGCTGCCACGGTAGGCCACCAGGGGCATGCGCCCGATAAATCCGCACGCCGTTTTGCGCAGCTTGGCCACGGCGCCAATGCCCATGGCGGTGCTGCGGTCAATGTTGACGTATTCCAGGCCCAGCAGGTTGGCCAGGGTAAAAGTTTGGATATGGTCGCGGGGCTGCGGGTCAGGTTCGGCGTATTCCCAGGACACAACATTGCCGGCCAGGACATCGGCGCCGGCAGCTGCCTGGCGCGCCAGGATGCCGGCCGGCTTCGCTAGGGGGTTATTCCACAGGGGCATACAGACAATGCTGTATGCCCCCGTAACGGATCGAAAATTACACGGTGGGGATTATGTACCTTCCGCTGCTTTGCGCGCCCTGTATGCCTGCTGCCTGGCTGCTGCCAGGGTGTTGTCCTGGCCGGCGTGTTCGGCCAAGTTGTGCTGCCGGCCGGCAGCCAGGCCGGCGTCCTTGTCGTTGCGCAGGGCGCGCCAGCCTGGGCAGTGGCTACATAGCACAACCACGCTAAATTGCGTCTTGTCCAGCCGGATGGTCATTTGGCGCCCCGTCCCAGGTAGACGGCCGGCGCCGGCGCGGTGGCCGGCGCTTGCTCGTGGATGCGCAGCGCCACGGCGGCTGCTACCAGCTCGGGGATGGGACCGCGTGAATGGCGCCGGCTGAAAACCTTACTGTCTCCCATCGGGCGTGTGGCGGCAGCCTCGACGGCGGCGCGGTGGCCTGGGTCGCCGTCATGCAGCATGGTGCCATCCTCGACGTGCGCCATGTAGGCCACGGTGGCGGTGGCAAAGTCCCTGGCCGTCAGCGTGGTGACTTCAACGCCGTTGCCACCACTTCGGGCGTTGGGCATCTTGCGCAGCGCGTCGGTCACTGCCTTGGTTGGGCCGCCGTCATCGGCGCCAATGGCCTTGGGCCGGCGCTCAACGTACAGTTTGGCCACGGCCGGCGCCAGCCATTCGGCGCCGCTGCCCTGCTGCACCAGCTTTAGTGCCGGTTTGCCGGTGGCCGGGTCAGTCCAGCAGGCATAGATTGCGGCACAGCTCCTGTCGTGCGCCACCTCGTAGGCCAGGGACACCTGGGACCAGGCAACGGGCGCCAGCTGGCCGGCCAGGGCGTCCCAGCGGTCAATGTTCATAATGGCCTCCGTGGTGGTGGTCCAGCGGTTCATGTAGGCGCGCAGCCATTCGCCCTGGCTCTGGCTCTCTGCGTCGGCTGCCAGGTCGTCCACGGTGATGGTGTGGCCCAGGGCAGGGTGGAATGACCAGTTGGCCGGGTCGTAGGGGTCCAGGCCGTCAGCCAGTGACCATTCAAAGTAGGCGATGCCGGCGCCGCTGTCCTGGGTGGCCAGGCGCCCCTGGTCAACCCAGGATTTCAGGAACACGCTGTCAATGGTGCCGGCCGTTGACACCAGCCACAGCTGCTTGTCCGGCAGCGTGATCTGCGCCGGCCGTATGGCGCCCATTAGGTCGTTGCCGGCTGCCTCGTCATGGGCAAATATTTCGTCCAGCATGACGTCGTGCGGGGTGTAGCCGTGCAAGCTCTTGGCCGTGGGGGCAAACGGGCTGATGGTGCTGCCGGTGGGGAACGTCAGCGCCTGGCTGCCGGCGGCGATGCGCTTGCTAACGAACTGCGCCAGTGGTCCGTTTTCAATGTCTTTCACCAGGTCCAGCCACCTGGCCGTTGCGTCCTTGCCGGTCTGCGCGGTATAGAACGCGATGCGGTTGCGGCAGCGCAGGGCACGCTGGCCCAGCACGGTGCGCATTAGCGTGGTCTTGCCGGATTGCCGGGGAACGGTCAGCACAACGATGGGGTAGCGGTATCGCCGGGGGTCATCTGCGCGTTTCTCGGACGCCACCCTGGCCACCTGGATTTGCCAGGGCATCAACTG